ACCAAATTTCGTTGCAAGTTTATTTGTTTTTGGCGTCCAGCACCCTCAGAGAGAGGGGTGCAGCTCAAGAGCGGCCGTCTCAAGATGAGACAGACCCAGAGCAGATCAGCGAGACTCTTGCCAGAAGTTGACAACAGAGCCAGCAGCAAAGCGACCAGCCGGGGGCTGCTTGTCCACAGCCAGAGCGGCCTGCTCCCATGTCGGGAATCGGCAAGCTTTCCGAAACGCTTCGCATCCATGTACCAACCAGCGAGTCTCCTCGCTGGGAGTCGACTCGTAGAACCATGTCCCGTCTAAAGCCAGACATGCATTGGCCTGCCTCACAGCGTAGAGCGTCGACCCGTCGGCCTGCTTCACTGCCTCGATCCGGATCGGTGGGATCTCTGTCCCGAGCAGCCTAAGCTTCTCGGCTCGCTCATCAATCCAGCGATCAGAACGCCAAGTCATGATCTGGCCCTTTTGCAGGACTGCTTGGCCTCTCGCTCGCGCTGCAGCTCGGCCTCCAGTTGGGTCACGGCCAAGACGATGACCTGGTCTGCCGGTACATAGCCGATCCCGGCGTACTTCGCCTGCTCGATCCCTGGAGTACCGAGCAGCTCGGCGGCCAGCTTCTGCACCCTGGCCTTGGTCGATGACTTCACTCTGATCTGTGGCATGTTGCCTCCTGTTGGTGTCTCAAAAGAACCAGGCGGGTATCGCTCCCGCGAGACATCTGCTGTCCTGGCCCTGCAGTTTGTGCTGCATCCTATTGCCGTGGAGAATCCCGAAAGCGTCCCATATTTTTTGTCCGGCTGGCACGCTCGTCCCGGAGCCCTACCGAGCCGTCAAGTAAAACCGGCTCGGCAACAGGTGTTCACTCGACGGTCGGAGGCTGCGGAGCCTCGCCAGCGACATCGCCGTCGCCATTGACATCCCAGCCAACCCAGCCCTCGATTGTGTTTTCGATCGGATGCCACGTGCCCTCGATCGCACCGCCGGCGCAAGTCATGACAAACACATACGCGAACAGTGCCAGCAAACCAATCTCGCCAGTTCGATTCCGTCTCATGTCAATCCCCTTTGCAACAAGAAAAACCAAGGAAACAAACACCCCTGGCGGGATTCCAACCCGCAACCCCAGGCTCTCCCCCACCTGGTGTGTTGGCTTGATTGACACTACAGGGGCATGATCATCTTATCGGATCGTCTACTTGTCGACAACATTATTCCTGACAGGAATGTAGAAACTGCCGGAGCAATCTCTATATTGAAACGGCTGACTGTGGTGCGCGTCTTCGTCTTCTGAGTGGGGTGCTTCTATGGGGCCTGTGGTTGGGGCATTCGATAGCGTCCGCAGTGTGCTTTCCATCGTGGCGAAGCTAGGGATGGACAAGCTGCTGCAGCTCGTCGACCTGGCCAAGCGAGTCGGCAACGAAGACCTGGAGGTCAAGGACCGAGTCCTGGCTGCGATCTCTGCAGCCGACATCATCGTCGATTTCACGTCCACTCAGGCGGATGACCTGGTGGTGGAGTTCCTGCGGAATGCAGCCCAGGAGGAGAGCCTGTGGAAGATCGTCGACATCGTCGGCTACCTCCTGGAGGGCAAGGGGATCCCGGTCGGTGCCCTGCCGGACGATGGGCTCCAGGTGGGTGATCCCAAAGATCCCAAGGGATTCATCCCACTCCCGGTGGCGATTCAACTCGCCCAGATCATTGCCACGATCATCCTGGCCCTGCGGAACCGCAAATGAGCACCTCACTTGTCTCGATCCTGCTGGGGTCGGCAGCCGTCCTGGTGCTCTTTGGTCCCCAGCTCCTGGCGAAGGTCAGGGGCCTGGGCTCCAGGCCAGCCACCCCTGCGCCGGCTGGGGATGATGGAGCGATCCAGCTACTGGCTGCCCTGCTCCAGCTGCGACGTCACCTGGCCAGCGACCCCAAGGCGACGGAGGCCATCGACACCATCCTGACCCCTGCAGTCCTTCGGGAGTCCTCCAAGTGAACCGAAAGACTATCGGCATACTGCTGGCCCTGGCTGCTCTCGGGCTGCCCTGGCTGGACCGTCTCTTGCCAGTCCCTGGCCCGGCGCCAATTCCTGCTCCTGTCACACCGGATAACGTCCCAAGCGTTCCGGCCTCTGTGGCGGATGCTCTGAAGGCGGGATTCTCTGGGGCTCGGTCTGAGGCGCGTACCTGGGCTGGCCTGCTGGCTGGCATGGCCAGGACCATAGAGGCGGACGGCAGCCACCCCAAGGGCCCGAGGCTGAAGACGATGCTGGACGTTCAGGCCCTGCGAGACTGGATCGTCGCCTGCCCCCCGCGGCCTCTGCCAAAGGGCGATGTGATCGGCCAGGCCATCGGCCCCGAGCTGGCCAAGCTGGGAACCAGTGACGAGCCCCTAGATGACGGACGGAGGGCCTCGGTGGTCAAGCTGCTGGACGGAGCGGCCTACACCCTGGAGGGCCTCAAGTGACCCTGCACCTGGGATGGACCCCAAACCCTGAAGCGGTGGAGCTGGTGCTCGAGGATCAGAGCACACCGGTCTATCGGATGTCGTCCACCCAAGAGGCCATGATGCAAGCCTCGATGGACGATAGCAGGAAGCCTCCTGTCATCCTGTTCGATCATCTCCGGAGCATGCAGCCAAACTGGACCCGAGGGGCCCAGGGGATCGGCGACTGCGTATCCTGGGGCTGGGAGCTGGGCTGCACCCTTTCGGTGGCGATCGACATCAAGGCAAAGATGCGGCCCTGGGTCTGGAAGGGCAGCTATGCCACCGAGCCACTTTACGGCGGAGCACGAGTCGAGGCCCGAGGCATCAAGCGAGGCGGTTACGTCGACGGAGCTGTCGGGGCCTATGCTGCCAGGTTCGCGACCAAGTGGGGAGCCCTACCACGGCTGGACTACTCGGGAGTGACGGGCAACAAGGAGCACGACCTGCGAGCATACTCCGGCAAGCGAGCCAGCGAGTGGGGCAACTTCGGCTGCGGTGGGGCGTTCGACAAGGATGCCCTGGACCAGCTCTGCAAGCTGACACCGATTATCGAGGCGCCACAGGTCACGAGCTTCCAGCAGGCTGCTGGCTGCACCGAGAGCGGTTTCCCGGTGGTGGTCTGCTCGGACCATGGTTTTCCTGGCAAGCGAGACAAGAACGGATTCGTCCGGAAGACGGCCACATGGTACCACTGCATGGTCTTTGCTGGCGTCCGATACGATCGGCCAGGGCTGCTGCTGGTCAACTCATGGGGCAATTCCTGGGGGCTCGGAGATTGGTACCGGAGCACCGTCGACAACCAGGTGATCGACTACTGGCCCGAGGTGCAAAAGTGTTCAGCCTGGGTCGATGCTGCCACCTGCGATGCCATGCTGAAGCAGCAGGACAGTTACGCAGTCTGCGGAATCGGAGGCCTCCAGCGCCGGTCGATCGACTGGCTGAAAGGATGGTGATGATGTTTCGTCTGGCGTTGATCTTGGTCCTGTTCCTGGCCCCTTCCTCGATGGCCCAGGATCCCCTGGCCCAGGGCTGGTCATGGTCGGGGATCGCTGCCGTCACCCTGGAGCGCCAATCGGCCCCAGCTCCGGCTCCAGCCCCCAAGCCTGGCGACGTTTGCCCAACCTGCCAAGGCACTGGTAAAGTTGGCGATGGGCGGATCTCTCAGAAATGCCTCGATTGCAACGGGACCGGCAAGGTGCAGGCGGCCCAGGTCACGGCGCAGCAGCAGAAGACTGCTGCGATCCTGGCTGGCGACTGCCCGGATGGCCGATGCCCATTGATCCCAAGTGCTCCAGCGATTCCGGCCCCCATGGCGATCCAGACCCACGTCATGATCGAGACCAGGGATTGTCCCTCTGGCGTCTGCCCCGTACCCACCCAGCGTGTTCAATCGTATCGGCCACCACCTACAACGATTCGGCGCGGCTGGATTTTCAGGCGCTAAGGAGGAACTGCATGGACTGGAACCAGGTGTCATCTTTCGTGCAGGCGGTCGGCATCCCGTTCGCCTGCCTTCTGCTTTTTGTGGGCCCGTTCCTGTGGCTGTTCTTCAGCCTGGGGCGGAAGTATGGGCCCAAGATCGCAGAGGCCCACATCGAGTTCATGGGCTCTGCGACGAAGACCCAAGAACAGAATGCCGAGACACTGGCCAAGCTAGAGGCCACGGCAACCAGAGACCAGGAATCTCATCTCACGACTCACCATGCCATTGGCCTGGTGGCGGAGGCAGGGCTGGCGACTCTCGACGGCAACCATGATGTGGCGAGAAAGAATCTCCAGAAGGTGGAGATGGTACTGGCAAAGAAGGGAACAGCCTGATGAACCTCTCGCCATTGGTGGAAGAGCTGAAGCTTCCTGAGTACCAGGGGCTCTCAGACCAGCAGGCTGCCGATGCGATCAACGCCAAGTTAATCCCGGTTCGCTCTGTGGTTGAAACCTGGCAGGTCAAGCAGTTTCTTATCGAGCAATCAATCTGGCCTGCCCTCAAGTTGACAGCCCAAGACGCCAACATACCCGGAGTCATTCGCGGCCTGTGTATCAGCGTGGTCGATTGGGTCGATGACGCCGCTGGAAAGGTAAGAACGGTTGACCTTGATCTGCCGAGCGTGGTCCAGATGATTGCCGGTTTAGTAGCCGCTGGCCTCGCTACTGAATCTCAGGCGGAATCGCTTAGGGCATTGGGTGACCAGTTGCTGCCGTGGCCGGTAGCCAATGGGCTGAGTGAAATTGGCGTAGGCTTCGTGCGTAACGCCAGAAAGGAACTAGGAGGCTGATATGGCTGCTGGCGACATCAAACTGATTTACGGCACTGCGACGGACCTCACGATTGCGCTTGCGTCTTTGGCAAGCGACGCCAACCTGCTGACTGGCAGAGAGTCAGCGGTGATCGATCTTTCCACCGATGGCTGGGAGGACATCCTAATCAGCGGCAAGTTCACCACGGCAGGCACGCTGACCGCTAACCGTTCGATTCAGCTTTTTGGGATCGCATCATACGACGGCACAAGCTGGCCTGATGTTTTTGTTGGCTCTGATGGTGGTCGAACAATTTCAAGCAATCTTGTCAAACCATACGTTTGCGGCGCGTTGACAGAGATTGCGACCGACGCCACAGCTAGAACATATCACTTTTCTGGATTGTCTTTGCGATCTGCTTTTCGGTCTCCTGTGGGCCTGCCTCCTAAGTTGTCTTTGTTTGTCACTCACTCAACTGGTGACGCACTAAGCTCGACCGCAGGCAATCACCTGATCCGATTGCAGCCGATCCGCAGACAGGTTGCACAGTCATGACGGTGCGTGGCCTGGTCCGGGCATTCTCGTTGCGGGATCCATCCGGCTGGAGCGTCAAAGATGTTTGGCGTGAAGACCTCCAGATGGGCCTGGTCAGCATGGACCCAGGCACAGACTGGGTTGCTGATGGTTCATCCTATTGCCTCGATTTCGACGACTCGAATGACTACGCAACGATTATCGGTACTCCAGTCGAAGGAGCGATGGCAGAAAACAAAACTGTATCGATGTCGCTCTGGTGCAAGACCTCTGACACAGGGACCGCGTACCGTGGAATCTTTGGCCTGACATCATCAACATCGGCCAACCCGTACTGGATTGTGGGATCACAGAATTCAGGCAGACCGATCCTTCTTTCAGTTCGCAACAATGCTGCTGGTGCAACGCTCAATGTCCAGGGATCAATTGCAACCAACACCAACAGATGGACTCACGTTTACGTTTCGCAATCTACAGCGTCGGTGCGAATCTACGTCAACGGTCGTTTGGATATTGAGACGGCAGATACCACAACCAGAGCAATGACCTTGAACCGCGTTACGCTCGGTGCTTACGTCCGAAAAGCGGCTTCCAACTATTACTTAGGAAGGCTCAGTGATTGCAGGCTCTATAACGTCACCCATACTCCCGACGAAATTATGGGGCTGTATCTTCGCGGGCGAAACGCAGACCTGTTTCCGACAGACGACACTGGATTTTTTAAGTTTGCTGGAACGACGACAAACAGGCGTCGACGGATTCTTTGTGCAGGAAGAAGGTAAGCAAATGGAATGTCTCAAGCAGAATGCTGCGGCCACCTTCCTTGTCGGTCCCGTCCTGGACTCTGCAGGAGCTGCCGTCACCACGGCGGTCATTGCTGATTTCAACATAACCAAGAACGGAACCACGGCGGCCCTCGGCAGCCCTGCCTCAGTGTCGCACAGCCATAACGGCTATTACCTTCTCAGCCTGGCAACCGGCAACACCAACACCATCGGGATGCTGGAGGTCAGTGTCAACAATTCGGCCATGTCGATGGGCAGCCACGGCTACATGGTTCTGGAGCCCACTGTTTACGATGCTCTTTTTTCTAAGACGTTCGACACCTCTGGAGGACTGGGGGACGTCACTCGGTTCGCGGGCCAGGCCATCACGGCTGCAGCTCCTGTCACCTTGCCAGCGTCGGTGGCAAATGATGCCACGGTGGCCAAGGATTCCACGGTTGCAAAAGATGCAACAGTGGCGAAGGAGGCAACGGTCAACTCGGTGCTGACAGCAATCCAGAACCTGAACAACCTGTCGGCCAAGATGAATATCTATGGGGCTCCACTTCTGGAGATCCCGGATTCAGGATCGACGGTCTATGCGTTCACGGTGGTGGTGCGAGACGATGAGGACAAGCTGGTTAACCTCGATGCGAGTCCAACCCTTACGGCTGCGAATGCGGCAGGTACGAGTCGATCTGGCAACTTGTCGGCAGTCTCAAACCCTTCGACTGGCCGATACACTTTCAGCTATACGGTGGCCAATACTCACCCGGCTGAAAGCCTGCGGATCACCGTCTCTGGTACGGTCTCGGGCGAGGCCCGATACATCGAGTGGATCGGGGCGGTGGTTGATTACGCTACCTTGACACTGCTTCAGCAGATCTCGACTGACCTTTCAGGAAAGCCAACCCTGGCACAGATCGAGGCATCGACAACCCTGGCAATGAAAGCAGATATCCCAACGGCCAACCAAAACAAGGATGCGATTTACAGCGCAATGCCTAATGCGGGCTATCCAAACGGTTCATTCGGCGACCGGTTCTTGATCTCCGACAGCGACCAGCGAGAGGTCAAGGTCACAGGTGCGGCGCATGTGGCTGCCGACATCCACGAGCTGCAGCCTGGTGTGATCGAAAGCACACACTTTGCCACCGGTGCGATCGACTCGAATGCTCTGGCTGCTTCTGCTGCCACCGAGGTGGCCAATGCGGTGGGGGCTCTTCAGGTCCTCATCGACCTGGTGGCCATGATCACCGGCAGCGGGACGGCCCTGGTCAAGTGGTCGGCCAATGCCCTCAGCCTGGCACCCACGGGCGGTGGAGGCGGGGGGACTGGGACGGGGGCCAGGACTGTCACGATCACGGTCAACCTGGCTGGCTCTCCAGTGGAGGGAGCCAAGGTCAGGCTGACCAAGGCTGCCGAGTCCTACCTCGGGACCACGAACGTCAGCGGCCAGGTCACGTTCAACGTCGATGATGGCTCCTGGATTGTCGGCATCACCAGCCCCAACACCACGTTTGCCGGCGCGGTCCTGGCGGTATCTGGAAACGTCAGCCAGTCCTACAACGTCACGGCGATCAGCATCACCCCCAGCAGCCCAGGCAACGTCACAGGCTACTGGCTCTGCCTGGGAGCCAACGGCCTGCCGGAGTCGGGGGTCACGATGTCCATGCAGGCGGTCTCGATCGACTGCGACATCTCCGGCCTGGCCCTGGACACCACCGTCCGGACCACAACCAGCAACGGCAGCGGTGTTGCCCAGTTCCCAGACCTAACCCCTGGAGTACGGTACCAGGCATGGCGAGGAACTGGGGCCAAGGTCTATGTCACGATCCCCACGGATGCGAGCGGGACCCTTGAGCTGAACAGCCTCCTCGGAAGCCCCTGATGCCAAAGCTTGAAAAGGCGGCCTACGAAGAACACCGGAAGAAGATGGCTGCTCGCATGCGAGACATGCGGGCTGCTGGCAGCGAGATCGGGGAGATCCCCAAGATCGCCAAGCTCAAGCGGCGCAAGTCCTCGGGCGAGTCCTTCCAGCTCTTCTGCGAGACCTATCGGCCAGCGGCCTTCCACCTGGGCTGGTCTCGAGACCACCTGCGAGTCATCCAGCAAATCGAAACCACGGTCAAGGACGGCGGGCTCTTTGCCCTGGCCATGCCCCGCGGGAACGGCAAGACCACTCTGGCGATCACTGCGGCCCTGTGGGCCCTGCTTTACGGATACCGGCGATGGGTATGCCTGATCGGAGCCACGGAGACCAAGGCGGAAAAGCTGCTCGGCTCGATCAAGTCGGAGCTGCGGTTCAACAGCCTACTCCTGGAGGACTTCCCCGAGGTATGCTTCCCGATTCGAGCCTTGGAAGGGAGGGCCTCCAGGGCCAACGGCCAGACGCACAACAGCGAGCCCACCGGCATCCAGTGGCTTAACAACTTCCTGATCCTCCCGACGATCGATGGCAGCAAGGCATCCGGCTCGGTGGTGTCGGTCTGTGGGATCACTGGGGACGTCCGAGGCCAGCAGTTCACCACACCCAACGGCGAGGTCCTGCGGCCCGATTACGTCATCCCAGACGACCCCCAGACCCGAGAGTCGGCATCGAGCAGCCTGCAGACCGACAGCCGGATCGCGATCATCAACGGCGATGTCCTGGGCCTGAGTGGCCCAGGGGTCAAGATCGCGGGGGTCATGCCCTGCACCGTAATCCGCAAGGGCGACCTGGCCGACACGGCCCTGGATCGGGAGGAGAGTCCCGAGTGGCATGGCGAGCGGACCCAGCTCCTGTATGGCATGCCCAGCAACATGGATCTCTGGAACCAGTACAGCGACATCCGGAAGGCCAGCTTCCGGAACGGAGGCAAGGGCGAGGAGGCGACCCAGTTCTACGGCGAGAACCAGGCAGCCATGGACATGGGCTGCGAGGCGTCCTGGTCCGAGCGGTTCAACCCCGACGAGATCTCAGCGATCCAGAATGCCATGAACCTCTACTTTCGCAGCGAGGAAGCTTTCTGGGCGGAGTACCAGAACCACCCCATGGAATTGAAGCTGGACGAATCGATCCTGTCCGAGGATGAGATGGCTAAGCGAGTGGGGATCACGGCCAAGGGCCAGCTGCAAGAGCACACCGACAAGGTTGTCGGTTTCATCGATGTGCAAAAGGAGCTGCTCTTCTACACCGTCGTCTCGTGGAAGCTGGACTTCTCGGGGACAGTTGTCGAGTACGGAGCCTGGCCCCAGCAGCGAGGGAACCACTTCAAGCTGTCGACGGCCAGGAAGAACCTCTCAAAGATGTACCCTGGCGACAGCCTGGAAGTGAAACTGACCAAGGCGTTGAAGGACCTGGTTGGCTACCTGATGGAAAAGAAGTTCAAGACAGCGACGGGCGGAGAGATCCCTTTCAGCCGGATCATGATCGACGCGAACTGGGGCCAGTCTCGGAACCTGGTCTACGAGTTTTGCCGGACCAGCTCCTTTCGATCGGTGCTCTATCCTTCGCACGGCAAGGGGGTCACGGCATCGAGCGAGCCCCTCAATGCGGCGCACGTCAAGAAGTTCGGCAGGGCGGTCGGCCAGCACTGGCGGATCGACAGGGCCCGAGACGTCCCAATCAGGCACATCATCTACGACACCAACTTCTGGAAGTCCTTCTTCCACAGCAGGCTCTCCACGGAGCCAGGCACCTCGGGCAGCCTGGTGCTCTACCAGGCGGAGCCCCACGAGCATGCCACCCTGGCCAAGCACCTGAAGGCGGAGTATCCAGTCAGGACCAAGGGCAAGGGGCGGGAAGTCGACGAGTGGAAGCTGAAACCGGATCGACCTGACAACCACTGGCTGGACTGCCTGGTGGGCTGCTGTGTCGCGGGAAGCGTCGAGGGATGCAAGCTAGCAGGCGAGGGCGGGCGAAAGGTCAAGAAGTCCCGAGCAGCGGTGGAGTCCATCGAGGGCATCACCCCTGGAGTACCGGCTCCTCCTCCTCCGGAGGAACAGGGCCAGCAACCGGCCAGGCCAAAGAGAACCAGGAGGGTCGAGTACCTATGAGCAGCAAACCAACCAAGCCCCAGGCGACCAAGGCGAGGGCATCTGTCACGATGCCGATCTGCCCTCACTGCCAGCAGGCAGCAGGCGTGCTGAAGCAGGCAGGGGCCTATCACGAAATGGAGCACGACGGCAGCCGGATCAAGCTGTTCTACGTCAAGTGCAAGGCCTGCGAAGGATCGTTCACCCTGCGCGAGGTCTGGCCAAACACTCCAGATCCTGGAGTGAAAGACTAGATTCTGTTTCACGAAGTGGTCCACTCAGGAGTATAGTCACCACATGCATGAACAGAGGATCCAAAAGCTCGAGCACGCAAAGAAGATGGTGGCCGTTTTCGAGGAACAGCTTGCCACTGGTGCAGGTATCTTCTCGGTCTCCATCGATGGGGCCTACGTCCAGTTCCAGCGGGCGGATGCCATCAAGGAACTGGAGATGTGGCGAAAGCAGGTCATTCGCTACAGCCGGTCGAAGTCCAGGTTCAGCACCTTTAATCTAAAGAATGCCCATGATTAAACAGGTGCAAAGCAGACTGGCTTCGATGTTTGGCCGTTACATCGCAGCCGATTCTTCCAACCAGCGGCGAGATCCTGGGACCAGGATCCAATCGAGTGATGCGCTGCTCGATTCGACCAAGCGGAAACGAGTCATCGAGGGCGCTCGGGATCTCTGGCGGAACTACTCGGTGGCGGCATGGGCTGTACGAAAGCACCTCGACTTCGTCTCGACGTTTACCTTTCAGGCGAGCACTGAGGACCCAGAGTTCAACGAGCGTCTAGAGTCGCTAATGGGCTGGTACTCCAGGCCCATCAATTGCGATGTGGCCAATCGCCACTCCCTGCGTCGGATGATTCGGCTGGCCGAGACCAGGCGAGTTCTGGACGGAGACGTCTTCCTGGTGAAGGTGGGCGGGAAACTCCAGGCCATCGAGGGCGATCGGATCCAGGACCCCCAGACCAGAAGCACCGAGCAGACCTGGGTCCATGGCGTTCGGCTTGCACCTGGTGGACGGATGATGGGGATCCAGATCTACAAACGGGAGATGGATGGAAGATACACTCCCGAGCGACAGGTGTCGGCTGGCAATGTGATGCAGCTTGCCTATTTCGATGCATTCGATCAGTATCGAGGCGTCTCTCCTTTGGTAACGGCAATCCCGGAATTCCAGGACTGCTTAGAGGTCAAGGACTACGCGCGGGCTAAAGCGAAGATCACGCAGCTCTTTGCCCTGGCGATCACCCGAGAGATGGCCGACTCTGACGACGACGAGGAGGTTGGGTCGAGCTACCAGATCGATCTGGGCAAGGGCCCGGTCAAGGTAGAGCTTGATCCTGGGGACAAGATGGACTTCCTCGAATCGAAGCACCCATCCACAGAGTTCCAGTCGTTCCTCACCCTCTGCTTGCAGGCGGCGCTTAAGAGCCTGGACCTGCCCTGGTCTTTTTACGATGAGAGTTTTACAAACTTCTTCGGCAGTAGATCAGCCTTAATAATGTACCTCCAGTCGGTCAAGGCAAAGCGAGAGGATCTGCGAGAGGTCCTGGACAGAATCACAGTCTGGAAAATCCTGCAGTGGATCGCCGAGGGGGTTTTGATTTTGCCTGCTGGGTACACAATCGACCAGCTGAAGTGGGACTGGATCCCTGCTGGCATGCCATGGTGGAACCCGAGAGACGAAGTAGCAGGCGACGTCCTGGCGATCGCCAACAAGCTGCGGACCCGATCAGAGATCCGTCGCGAGCGGTACGGCGATGACTGGCGAGACGTCGTCCGGAAGCTGGCCGAGGAAGAGCAGTTCATGCGGGAGCAGGGCATCGACCCAGCGACCACGGAGCAGCCCACTGCAGTACCTGTCAGTGCAGCTGAAAGCGAAACATACGAGGAAACCGAAGATTCTCAAGACGAAAGGGAGCCTGAAAATGAACAGCCTGTTCAGGACTAGCATTCTCAGAGCGGCGCCGGCAGCTGGAGTTGATCGAAAAGCCAAGCGGATCAGTGGCGTCAAGGTCATGCAGCTGGGCAAGGTCAACGACTCCCGTCCCTGGGAAGTCGACGATCGGACACTAGACCAGGTCATCAACTTCGGCAATGGCCAGGCCAAGGGAGTCAAGGCCAGGTTCACTCATCCCGGCATGTCGGACGATGGGTTCGGGAAGTACCTTGGCAGATGGACCAACTTCCGAAGGGAAGGCGATGCGGCCTATGCGGATCTCCAGCTTGCCGATTCATCCTTCGACACACCCAATGGGGACCTCGGAACTTATGTAATGGACCTGGCCCAGGAGGATCCGGAGGCGTTTGGCGTCTCGGCCTCCACCATGCTGGCCAGGGTAATGGAATCTGAGGTCCCAGAGGGCGAAGTTATCCCTTTGCGACTCGATGGCCTGCGAGCTGTCGATTTCGTCGACGAACCGGCAGCCACTCGCGGTGGCTTGTTCGATATGACCACACCGTCAGGGCTGCCTGCTTTGGCGACCTGGATCGTTGAAACTCACTTCTCGGATCGGGAGCCACGAGAGGTGGTCGAAAGAATGTGCTCCTTTCTTTCCAAGCATTACGGAAGGGACGTCATGAGTGATGTGCTAGCGGGACAAGCTGGCCAAGAGCAGAATCCAGCCCCGGCCCCTGTGGCTCCTGCTGGCCTGTCTCTTGACGGCGCGAAGCCTTTCATCGAGGCCTTCGGCGATCGCGGTGCCACCTGGTACCTGCAAGGGCGCTCCATGGGTGATTGCTTCGGCGATCTAACCAAGGAGCTGCGGGCGGAGAACAGCGACCTGGCGGCTAAGGTCGCTGACCTGGAGACCCGGCTCGAAGCGGCCCTCAAGGCTGCAGGCGGTGAAGACTCGGCACTGTCGGCGGAACCAAGAGTCGAGTTGACGGACGAGAAGAAGAAGGCCCACCAGAAGCAGACCGAGCTGAAGTCCCAAGGGGCCAGCGACGTTGCTGCCAAGTGGGGAGCTGCCCTCAGCTCCAATTGATCGCGTCAAAGTAAAGACACAGACCCAACACAACTTGAACCATTTGTAAGGAGTTGAGGCGATGCCAAACGTCTATGTGACCAGTGCGGATGTGGTCCTGTTCAATAAGGTGGACATGGAGCTGCGGCTCTCGGAAGTCCTCGATGATGCACCGCTGACTGCGGCGCTCGCGGCTCGGACTGCCACCAGCAACACCTTCACGTACAACAAAAAGACGGCTAATCCGTCTGTTGGATTTCGTGACGTCAACGATGGCGTGGAAAACACCAAGAGCACAAACGTCCTGGTGACCAACACCCTGAAGTTCCTCGATGCGTCTTTCGACATTGACGAGGCGGCGGCTTTGGTTGATGATCGCGGAGTCGACCACATCATGGGGCTCGAAGCCCTGGATCACCTCCGGGCAGCAATGGCCGAGATCGAGGAACAGGTGATCTATGGGACTGGTAACCTGGCTGCTGGCTTCAGCGGCTTGGCCAACCAGACCAACCTTGACGGCCTGGCCGATGCCCAGGTGGTCAATGCGGGCGGAACTACGGCCAACACCGGCTCCTCCTGCTGGCTGATTCGGACTGGTGAGGAAGACATCCAGCTCATCTGGGGCAGGAACGGTGTCATCACCATCGGCGATCGGCAGCGGGTCCAGAAGGTGGGATCGACGAAGGGTTACTACTGGGCACTGGCCCATGCCATCCACGGATGGTGCGGTGTCAAGCTCGGCACGAACTACAGCGCGGTGCGGATCGCCAACCTGACGGCTGACTCGGGCAAGGGGCTGACCGATAGCCTGATCAGCCAGGCCATCGAGCGGTTCCCTTCCGGACGAGGCCCGACCCACATCGTCATGAATCGTCGATCTCTCGGCCAACTGCAGAGATCCAGGACTGCCACCAGTCCAACCGGATCGCCGGCGCCGTTCCCCGACAGCGCGTTCGGAGTTCCGATTGTGGTCACGGATCGCATCAGCTCCACCGAGGCCCTGCTCACCTGATGACCACCCCCTTTGCGGCAGCGGTCCTCCATGGCTACCAGGCCATGCGGAGGATCCAGGGAATTGACATCACCTACCAGAGGCCATCGGCATCCCAGTCGGTGGCCATCTCGAAGGCTGTGCCTGGCCGATCGAACCACGACATCCAGCAGGATGGCATGGTCATCGAGCAGGTGAAGTCTCGGGACTACCTGGTCCTGTTGTCTGACCTGGTTCTGGGCGGAGCCCAGACGCTGCCGAGGAAGGGGGATCGGATTGTCGAGGGCGTGAAGACTTACGCAGTCCTCTGTGCTGGGACCGAGGCACAGTGGAAGTACACTGACCAGTCTCAGCAGATCATTCGGATCCATACCAGGGAGATGTGATGCCAAGCATTCAGGAACAGATCGTGAATGCGGTGGTCTCCTACCTGGATGCCCAGACCTATTCGCAGGCCTTCACCCCTACCAAGCAGCTGGTCCCGGTCTTCGAGCGAGACGATCTGAGCGGGTTCGAGGTGTCGGTCTACGCAGGGCCAACACAGCGAGAGAAGCAGTCCCGGAGCGGAGTCTACCTCAAGACCTATTCGGTCGGGGTGGTGGTTCGATATGGGGCAGACGTCGCGGCGGGAGAGCAGGAGACCAGGGCTGGGGCGTTCATGCAGCTATGCGAGGAGATCGCAGCATCCCTGGAGAGCCAAACTATGGCAGGCTTGCATGCTGTCGAGATCGACCAAGATGGACCATTCGACCCTGGCAGGGTCAATGATGTTGGCCTGTTTTTCACCACGATCACCATTCGATACAAAGGACTATAAGCATGGGACATGTGCTTGCAGAAAACGCCAAGCTTTTCCGAAACACGGGGAGCAATGCGACCCCGGCATGGAACGAGATCCCGAATGTCAAGGATCTCACCCTCGCAATGGAGAAGGACGAGACCGACGTCACAACTCGAGCGTCTGGTGGCTGGAAGGAATTCGTCGACGGACTGATCGATGGATCGGTCGAATTCTCGATGCTCTACGATTCGGCAGATGCAGACTTCACTGCGCTCCAGACTGCTTTTTTTGCCAAGACTCCAATCGAGTTTGCCATCATGGACGGCATCATTACTGGTGCTGGATCCACTGGAAACCAGGGCCTGCGGGCGTTCATGATGGTGAAGTCATTTACCAGAAACGAAAACCTTGGCGAGGCGCTCATGGTGGACGTCAGCCTTCGTCCATGCAAGAATTCAGGCGGAACTGCTGGGGCGCACGTTGCCCCCACCTGGTATACCGTCCCGTAATTCCTGGGAACCTATGAAGACCTTCATCGACAAGACTGGCCAACCCTGGGACATCGATCTCACGGTTGGCCATCTGCTTAACATCAAGACCGAGATGGGGCTCAACCTGATGGACGAGCCCGAGACGATCCCCGACCAGGTCGAGAAGATCGTCGGAATCCTCTGGATCACCTGCTTCGACCAGGCCAAGCAGCTCGGGCTGGGCCCGATCGACTTCGCCAAGCGGCTCGATGGCAAGGTGCTCCAGGAGGCGTTCGACAAGTGGATGGAGGAGTGGACCGATTTTTTCGTCCACCAGTCCCCTTCCCGAGGTCAACTGATCAAGGGAATGTGGGACCAGGCTCGGAGGCTAGATCAGGCGAGAGCGGAGCTGATCAAACAAGCCTGTTCATCCACTTCTTTCGACTGGCCGGAGTCTGCCACATCGACCCCAGGCCTTTCAAAGGATGGATGATCTTCGAGATGGCTCGCGGCGCACGGCCTGAGCTGTTCGTCCCGGTCAAGCGAAAAGGCAAGAAGCCACGAAACACGATCCCACTGAAGTCCACCACCATCGCAGCTCTGAAGATGTTTTTGCCTAAGGGAGGCTCGGAAAATGCGGGTCACCATGAAGGGCAACTTCAAGCGGATCATGCGAATGAAGGAAAAGGAGATGAAGCGGGTCGACAAGGCGACGGCCCGAGCCCTTGAGCGATTCGGTGCGATCGTCAGGCAGGATGCCAAGAAGCTGATCGGGTCCTACGCGAAGACCAAGAAGGGAGAGTGGAAGACGGTCGACGGCAAGAGGACTTTCGTGGTCACTCCTGCCAGCAAGCCACGGCCACCTGGCAGCCCTCCTCGGAACAGGACCAACAACGATTTCTACACCCTGCGAAACATTCGCTACATCACGGACTTCCGCAAACGGCGGGTGCGAATCGGTCCCTGGAAAACTGGACGGGCGAAGTACAACGGTCTTACGATCCCTGAGATCCACGAGTTTGGGGCGCGGGTGATGGTGCGGGTTGCATTCGTTGAGAGCCCTGTCACATTCAAGGATCTGAAGCGGACCAGGGCCAAGATCGATCCGATCACCGGCAAGAGGCTGCGTGGCAAGGATGGCCGGTTTATCACGTCGTCCAAGGAACGGCTGACGATCTCTGGCCTGCGGAACAGATCGATCATCGAGACCAACCGCGGCGGTGTTGCAATGCTGATGCAGTACCCCAAGCGTCCGTTCATGCGTCCTGCTTATCTCAAGCACAAGAACAAGTGCACCCAGATTTGGATTGATTATTACAAAGCGACCAAACGAAAGGCCATCAAATGAGTGCAGAGCTGGCCGGCCAAGCCTACGTCGAGATGTCGGTCAAGGGCAAGGAGGATTTTGCCAAGGCCTTTGCCGAGATGCAGGCCAGCGTCCGGCTGTTCGGTGCCAAGCTGGGTGCGATGCGTTCACCAGACCAGAGCAAGTGGCAGAAATTCTTCCGGTCGGCGAAGCAGGAGTTCAGCGACCTGACAAGGATCACCCTGAAATATGGGACGATCGCGGGAGCTGCCATCGGCGGTACAGCAGTGGCGGCCATGACCCATGCGGTGAACAAGGCCAGCGACCTGCAGGAGACGATGAACAAGTTCAACGTCGTCTTTGGCGACCAGGCCAAGGAGATGGAGGCCTGGGGCACCCAGTTCGCCAAGCAGATGGGCAGGTCGAAGCAGCAGACGATGGAGTTCATGGCCAATGCCCAGGGTCTGGTGATTCCCATGGGGATCGATCCTCAGCAGGCTGGCCAGATGTCTCAGACTCTAGCCCAGCTTTCCTTCGACCTGGCCAGCTTCCACAACAGCACCGATGCAGAAGCGTTCGAGGCCCTGCGTTCTGCGCTCACTGGCGAGGCGGAACCCATGAAGCGGTTCGGGGTGATCGTTAACGAGACGGCGGTTAAGGCGGAGCTGCTCAAGAAGGGGCTCGATCCCAACACGGCCAACGATGCCCAGAAGGCGATGGCCAGATACAACATCATCCTCCAGGGGACGACCCAGGCCCAGGGAGACGTCGAGCGGTCTGGGGGATCCTGGGCCAACCGGATGAAGGCGCTCCAGGCCAGCTTCGACGATCTCTCGGCTGGCATCGGGATGGCGTTCATGCCAGTGGCGGAGGCCCTCCTCGGCTGGCTGAAGGAGCTGGTCGAGAGCCTGGGCGGTGCGGACGGTGCCACCGAGTCCACCAGCAAGGCGCTCGAAGATATGGGCGGAGCTGCTGGCATCGCGGGCAATGCAGCAGGCTACATCGTCAAAGCCTGGAGCACAGTAGATGTGGCGTTCAACATGCTGATGGGGACGGCTCGCCAGCTCATGCGGAACCTGATGTGGCTGTTCAAGCTGATGATCAACAACCCGCTTTCCCGAGGCGTCTTCGGGAAGGAGACCATCGACAACCTGGTGGCGATCGTCGACGAGGTGGACAAGGCCACGGCCAAGCTGCAGGAGGCGAACAAGGAGCGTGTGGACAATGCCTGGGAAAAGCTGATGGATCCCCAGGCGGGAGACAAGGCGGTGGCTGGCGTCCAGAATTTCGTTCAGGAGCAGCAGGCCAAGTTTAAGGAGCAGCAGGAAAGGCTGAAGGCTGCAAGGGAAGCAGCCAAGCAGGAGGCGGCCAAGGGCTCGCAGCAGGCAGCCCAGTCTGGCCAGGAGATGGGCAAGGCCCTGGACAAATCGGTCGACCAGGCAGCAGGTGGGATTGCCGACAATCTCAAGGCGGCCAGGGAAGAGGCCACCAAACAGTGGAACCTCGGCCAGCCCAAGGTGGCATTGGCCAACCTGGACCAGATCGCTGATCTCAAGGTCGGTCAGCCAGCGGAAGCAGGGGCGGCCAAGAAGAAAGAGGAGAAAGCCAAGGAGGTGACAGAGGCCAAGGACGAGCTGGCTGGCAAGACCGTCGAGGTGGCCAGCCCACAGACTTTGGAGTCCACCAGCCTGGCAGCCTTCGAGAAGTTCCGAGAGAACGTACAAAACGAACAGAAGGCCATCTTGGAAAAGCAGCTCGCGGCCCTGTCCCGTATGCAGCGAGCCCTGGAGAACCCGGACCTAGCAATCGGAGTGATTGAATGAGCGCAGTGATTGGCATTCGGCTCGGAGTCGGCGCGGTCGACACCTGGAACGAGAAGGAATTCCGGATCGATACCCAGCACACCGAGGTTGTCACGGTGGTGATGACCAACGGCACTGGCCTGACCGGTGGGCTCTGGGAGGCAGCCCGAGAAAACCTGGTGGCCAACGTCGTCGGGGTGCCTAAGATCGGCGATCCCTCCACGATTCTGGCCGGCGCGTTCTGCATCCAGAGAAGCTTTGCCGAGGTTGGGCCTGCGACCTGGGAGGTGACCTGCGTCTACGATAACACCCAGAAGAGAGGCGACACCACCACCATCGACAACGAGCCCTGGGACCTGGAGCCCGAGTGGTCCTGGTCCTCGGAGACGATGGAGGTCCCACTGACCTACGATGCGGAGAACCCCTCGAGGGCAATCACCAACTCGGCAGGCGAGCCACTTCCAGCGGTCACCACTCCCATCGTCATCCCGATCCTTACGATCAGGCGGGCGGAGCAAAGCTTCAACGACTCGATCATCGAGACGTACAGCAACAAGACCAACTCGGCCTCCTTCTGGGGACGAGCTGCTGGCAAAGCTCTCATGGCTAGCGTCACGGCCAACCAGGCCAGGCGTCAGAATGCCAAGTATTGGACCGTTGAGTACGTCATCAAGTTCAGCCCACTGGCCGAGGGGTGGAAGTACAAGCCCCTGGATGAGGGCACATACTACTGGCAAGGCGGTGTTGGAACTGGGATCAAGACCCCGTTCGGCGACGATGCATTCCAGCAAGTGGTGGGGAACCTGAACGGCAGCGGCGGAAGGAACACGAGCCCATTGACGCCTGTCTTCGTTTCCCCTCCCTATGCCCGATATGGTACGATCAATTTCAATTCACTGAGTCTTGGCCCCTGGACCTGGTAGCACATGGCAAAGAAAGAGGCGGTGGCATTCTCGGCCAGGCTGGCTGGGAAGCTCAAGCAGATGGCCGATTCCTGGAGTCCCGGTGGGTCCTCCAGGGGGAACATGGCTGCTGGGAATGCGGTCGGCTGCTGGATGATGCAGGCCATGGGCGAGATCCCCGCGGCAGCCGGTACCTGCGCCACACCTGGCAGCCTTATTGGAATCACACCAGGTGCAGGCCTTGCCAGGATCTGCTATCGGGACAGGATCACTGGGCTGCTGGTCCCGTACCGGCCCAATGGGTACGACATCACCAATGTCGTCTTCAGCCTGAAGCGGACCAAGATCAAGGATGGTGGCTACTTCCTCGGGACACGAGACCTAAACGGCTCGATCTGGGTGGAGGAGTATTACAACTTCTGCCCATGCCAGGACGGAGGGAAGACGGTCACGGTGGTGACCAAGGTCACCTTCGACACCACGGCGTGTAAGCTGGTGGTCTGCACCCGAGACCTCTGCCTGCCACCCGAGGCAAACATCGGCGAGGAAAACTGCGGTGGCAGCGGTGGCAGCGGATCCGGAGCGACTCCGGTCCCAGGGGGCTGACCATGGGTTACACCATCGACATGTCCTGTGCCCCCTGCTGTGGCTCCGGATCGGGCTCTGGTAGCGGTTCTGGGAGCGGGTCAGGTTCTGGCTCGGGTTCCGGTTCAGGATCCGGCAGTGGCAGCGGGAGCGGCTCAGGATCGGGATCCGGCTCGGGCTCTGGATCTGGGTCAGGGAGTGGCTCCGGTTCTGGTTCAGGTACTGGGAGCGGAACTGGTTCTGGCAGCGGGACAGGCTCCGGCAGCGGGTCAGGTTCTGGTTCTGGCTCAGGATCTGGGGAATCCGGATCCGGTCAAGGATGTCCTGGTCCTTGCGTTTATCAGTGGGATGGATCTACCTGGGTTGAAGGAGGATCGAACTGTCCATCCGGCCCATGTTTCTGCCAGTCGCCACCAAGCGCACCTGGTGACTATGTGGGCGAGATAGTGATCCGCGCTTGCGTGAATGTCGTCCCACCAGGAGAGGCTATATGATTGAATGCGAACACCTGGAGCACCAGGAAGGACTCAACTTTTGCAAGGTGGCAAGTCAATTTGCTGGTGTCTCCGCACCTGTCACAGAGGCAGCATGCAAAGTGTGTGTCGGATGCCCGAGCCCTCGCAGCCTGAACCGGGTTACGGTGTCGATTGGATTGGCCAAGCTTGTTACCCATGACAAAGAAGCACACCAGCACAAAATGGCCGAGGCTCTGCCATACTTGGTCGATGTCACGGCGACTGAGGCTGTCAAGCGGTATGTCCAAAGCACAGCTGACTGGGTCGCCCAGGGCAGGCCTTCAAGGAGCGACGAGGAAGTCAAGGTTATCCTGAAGATCTGCCGATCTTGCGATCAGTGGGACCAGGCGGCCAGCAAGTGCAAGCTGTGCGGCTGCCAGGTAAACGAGTCAAACGGCTGGACGAACAAGGCCAGGCGAGTCACAGAGCACTGCCCAGAAGGAAAGTGGTAAATGCCCAACCATAACGAACTGACCTTGGACTGGTCGATCGATCAGTGCAAGCAGCTGCTGCAGCAGCCCCCAGGCCCTTGGCCAGCGGACTGGTTCAGCTATCCAAACATAATCGAGGGGTTCCGGCAGCTCTTCGACGAGGCCTCGCGCAACGTCCCCGCAGCCCCGGCCCAGTGGGACCATCCCCGAGGGATCGTCATCTGCGGTGGTGGCTGGCGGTTCTTCCCCTCGATCTACGTCACGGTCAGGCAGATCCGAGCCCACGGCTGCGAGCTGCCGATCCAGGTCTGGTTCCTCGGCGATCGCGGCGAGTTCGATCTGCGGATGGCCAAGGCCCTCGAGCCTTACAACGTCGGCTGGATCTGTGCCAACAGCTACCAGCGAGTGCATGGGATCCCCAGGCGGATCATGGGCGGGTGGGAAATGAAGCCCTTCGCGGCGCTCCATGCTCCGTTTCAGGAGGTGATCTGCCTCGATGCCGACAGCTACCCGGTGTACAACCCCGAGGTCTTCATGGCCCACCCGGAGTTCCGGCGAGTGGGTGCTGCCTTCTGGCCCGACCAGCAGAAACTGGAGCCTGGCCAGTGGGAGCGGTTCGGACTGCCTCACCATGATGAGCAGGCCTTCGAGTCGGGCCAGTACATCGTCGACAAGGCCAGGCACTGGGATGCCCTCTGGCTGACGGACTGGATGAATGACTATTCAGACTACGTCTACAAGCACATCTATGGTGACAAGGATACCTTCCACCTTTGCTGGAGAAAGATGGGTCGGGAATGCTGCATCCCGACCACTCACCCAGGTTGGCATTATGTTGCCTTCCTGCAGAAAGACTTCGACGGTCGAGTCCTTTTTGTTCATCGGACTCGGGACAAGTTTCGATGGGATGGCGACGTCGACGGCCAGCCGGTTTCCAAGTGGTACATGACTGGCCAGTATAACCACTCGGTCCAATTCGTCCCCGAGATGCCAGACGAGATCCAGGCCCACCGATTCTGCGACGAGTCATCGAAGCTGGTTCGACCCCAGGTTCACTTCCATTTCAGCGACGGCCCGGTCGGGATCGCTCGGAAGACTTGGGACGAGGTGGCTCTTTACAACGAGTACAAGCTGCCTGGCAGGTTCAAGCGGTCGGATGTGATCATCGACTGCGGGGCTCACATGGGAGCGTTCACCTGGTCCTGCATTCGTCGCGGCGCCGGCCTGGTGGTGGCGGTCGAGCCCATGCCAGAGAACCTGGAGCGACTCAAAGCCAACCTGCGGAGCGAGGGGAACCAGGTGGAGATCATCGCCAAGGGGGTCTGGTTCGACAATGGGCGTGTGGTTCTCCAGGAGGAGGCCTGCCATGCACCTGGCGTGACCAGCACCTTCAACTTGCTCCAGCAGTCGGAGGACGGCAGCGGTCGACCCATCGAGACGATCACCCTGGAGTCCCTGATCGATCATGCCTGCGGCCTGGCCGAGTCGGGTCGAGTGCGACTGATCAAGCTGGACTGCGAGGGGGGAGAATACCCCGGCCTCCTCTGGGCCAGCAACCTTGGCCGAGTCGATGCGATCTGCGGGGAGATACACAGAAACACACCCATAAAGGGACACGTCTACTCCACCGAGGACATCGTCCGGAGGCTAGAAGCGGATGGGTTCCAGGTGACAACCGAGCAGAATGGCCCGAACACAGATCTCCTTTGGGCGGAGCGCCATGAAGTCACCAATCGATAGTCAGTCCCCGGAAGAGATGGGCGAAGATGCCTACGATGCTGGCCTGGATCCGGACGTCAACCCGTTCCTGATTGGCTCGCCTGCGAGGAAGAAGTGGTTCACTGGGTTCTATGGCCGGCGCGTCGAGCTGCTGGTGGACAGGGTCAGGAAGCGAATAGGCCTCGATCATGAGCCAGACTAGATGGGAATGGTGGCGGATCCTGGCCATGGTCCTGGTCATCCTGTTCTGGCTGCTGTCCATCTGGGTCATGTTCGCGGCGGTCAATGCATTTTTTCAGCGATTGGAACCGATCCCACCCGAGCCACCTGCCGAGCTGACGGAGGCGATCGATCATGTCCCCGACTGGGGAGCCCCTCGCAGCGACAAGTGGCCGGAGGTGCGGGCTGCGTTCGTCAGGAGCCATCCTGCCTGCGAGGCCTGCGGATCGGTCCTGGAGCTGAACGTCCACCACATCGCCCCATTCCACAGCTATCCCCACCTAGAGCTGGACCCATCGAACCTGGTCACTTTGTGCCGAGAGCATCACTTCCGAGTTGGTCATGATCCCGATGGTCCCTGGGCACCCAGACGGCCAAACTGGAAAGATGCCAACCCCAATGTCCTCGAGGACGCAAAGCTGGTAAGGAGCGGGAAAAAGATCCCGAAATAGAATGCTGCGGACTGCGATCTGGTGGACCACCATGGCCTGCAATTTCAAATGCAAATACTGCTGGGAGGTCCAGGCCCAGGAGCGGGGCGAGTTCAAGCCAGAGCCCTTCCGGCCCTGGCAAGACTGGCTCGATGTCTGGAACCGGCTGCGGCCACAGTTCCTCGACATCACAGGTGGAGAGCCTTTCCTGCCTGGCATCGGCCTGGTCAACATCCTGGAGCACCTCGATCGAGCCATCAAGGTGTCGATCACCTCCAATCTGTCCCACTCGATCCTAGAATTCATTCGGGTGGCCAGCCCCGACCAGGTGCACAGCATCACGGCCAGCTTCCACCCGAGCGAGAACGGCACCAAGCAGCAGCCGATGAACCCGGAGATCTTCATCGGGCGGGTCAAGCTACTCCAGGAGTTCGGCTACCAGGTCACGGCCAACATCGTTGCCTGGCCCGAGCAGCTCTGGCTCATCCCTCACTGGGTCGGAATGTTCGATGCGCAGGGGATCCGGTGGCATGTCGATCCCTACCAGTCGATCGCTTATTACCCATGGACCTACACCGAGCGACAAAAGGAGCTGCTGCGTCCTTTCATGGCGGCCAATCGATCCTGGGGCCTCGATCCCAGGCCAGATGGCCAGCGGGTAACCTGCTCGGGAGGGGTCGACCATATCAGCGTTCAGCCGGACGGCTCTGCCTGGCGTTGCATCCTGGAGCGCCAGCAGCTCATCGGTCGGCTGGGCAGTGTGTTTGATCCCGAGTTCCAACTCAGGAGCGAGCCAGGCCCCTGCGATCAGTCATGGCAATGCCCTGCCTGCGATCGAGACAAGGTAACGGTAGTTCAAATCAGTCACCCAGCCCAATGAGCTGGACGGCCAGGATCAAGAGAAAGATCGACACAATCCCGGCGACATCGTAGATGCTCATTCCAGCCCCAGCTCAACACCCAAGGCCAGGCATAGATCCAGGACGTCCTCCTTGGTCTTGCACCAGGACTTGGTCAGCCCGATGTAGGACTCCCTCCGATTGTCCTCGTTGAAGGACTCCAGCTCGGGCATCCAGAAGCATCGATCCAGATCATGGTTCACAAACCGCAGCTCGATGCGGGCGTCCCCGATCTCTCCATCGTAGTCATCAAGAACGATATGGCAGATTGTCATGCTGCAGCCGATCGGCATCAGCTTCTGCCGACAGGTGAACCCCAGGCCCTCGAACCATTCAGCGGTTGGCACATCCTGTGTCTTGGTCATCGATCTTCCCTTGCACCGTCAAGAGTCGCAAACTTCACATCTATTCTCAGCCCAACTCAGGCCAGCAATCATCGCTGCCATACGGCCCATGCTCGCTTTTCGACACAACGCGAAAGCGCTCAATATCGACCACCTGCCACCACTCGAAGTTGTTAGGGTACCTGTCGTTGCATCGTCTATTTGCTTCCGCAATCGCTTCATCCAGTGTTTCATGCGTTGAAACCAGGTCGCACATGCCGCCACTGGCGTAGTATGCCGGACCGCCGAAAAAAGCGAACTTAGGACGTGAATTGCTGTCAGCCATCGCCATCTCCTTTCAACCCTTC